CCGCGTACTTCACTTCACACTCGTCGAGATCAGACAGTTGCGAGTAAGACCAGTGCGCTAGGTCGGCCGGCACGGGGGCTGGCGTCATGAGCTGAGTGAACGTGATCGGCTCGACACCGGCCAGCGCGTTGTTGAACGGTAGCGGGTCGCTGAACGGGTCGGCATCGGCTGCGGCGCGGCGCTCTTCGAGCATGACTCTCGCTTCCTGGTGCGCAGTGTCGAGCAGGGAAGGCGCGGCTGTGTTCAGCGCGTCATTGAAGATGGCGATGCTGGCCGCCGTGGGCACGACCGGCAAGCCTGCCTCGATACGCTCGGCCGTCGAGAGCAACGGAATGCCGCCGGTCTCGTCAGCGTCTGGCTCGTCGGGCGTCGCGCTCGCCAGCGCTTCGGCAGCCAGGCGCTCGGCGTGCGCAGCGATGTCGGCCTCGCTCGGCTGCGGCGCGTCGCCGCGGTGGACGAAGTTGTCAGGGTTGCCGCGCGGCGCAGTGCCTTCCTGGTTCGGGTCGCCACCTGGCTCGATGCCGCGTCCGGGGTCGCGCTGGCCTGGCGTCAGCGCATCGGCAGCGTCGAGCTGCTTGGCCAAGTCCTGCAGCTTGCCGGACACTGCGAGCAGGGTGGCCTTCGTGCTCTGCCAGCCCTTTTTCTTGTACTTCTCCCAGAGCGCCGCTTCGTCGGCCACGCCCGTTGCCAGCGTGTCGAGCGCGGCGGCCAGCCGCTCGGCGCCGGACATCGGTCGATCTTCGGTCAGCGCGTCGAGCGCCGCGCTGGCGCGCTGACGTTGCAGCGCTTCCATCTCTTCGTTGAACCCGTTCCCTACCATGATCTGCGCTCCGTTTTAGAGGTATTGACGCGTCAAGAGAATTGTATGGTTATCGTGTCACGTTGGCAAGTCTGGCCAGCCATCGACAGATCGGCTCTAACCGCAGCAGGCGCGCCACTTCGTGCCGAAGATCGGCCAGCGCGTCGCCTACGCGTTCCCATGCGGCCAGCATGTCGTCTCGCTCGCTCATGATTTCGCCCTGCGCTTGCGCTTGCGCACGAGCTTCCAGTCTTCGACGACGATGATCGTACGTCGGTAGACCTTGCCTCCCACGCGCTGACGATGCTCGATCCATTCCTTCGTCGGGTAGTGCTCTTCGAGGTCGGTCCAGTCCGGACGCACGAGCATCGATCCGCCGCTGTAGAGCTGGCCGAGCTCAACCGTCGGCGGTGCGCTCGTCAGCGCTTCGATAAGCGTGATGCCGTACTCGGCCATGGCGCCGCGGTCGTGCTCTTCGGCAGCCGCGCCGTACTTGCGTACGAGCTCAATCGCCTCGTCGCGCGTCATCGCACGCCAGCCGCTGCCAGTTGGTCGCGCGAGATCTCGATCGTGTTCTAGCCCGTGCGCCACTCTGCCCAGACCACACCGATACCGACGTGGCAGCACGCGCAGTGCTGGCCGTGCTCTTCGTGCCAGCGCTCGGCCGGCGCCATCGCCGCGTCAACGGCCGTCCAGTCCAGCTCAGCCCATTGGATGTCGGCCGTCAGCTCGGCGTGCTTGGCGCGGCCGTCAGACAGGAAGGCCAGCCACTCGACTTCGCGCGCCTGCTCTTCGGCTTCGGGCGCGTCCGTCGCCTTGACCTCTTCGGCCGGACTCCAGCGCTCGTGCGCGCCGACGTGTACGCCGTGCTCCTGCGCGTCGAGTGGCACGAAAGCGACGACGCGATCGTCAGCCAGCGGTTGTGCCGGCGCCGCGGCGTGCTTCGGGCGAGTTGACAACTTCGCATTGTCAGTCAACGCCAGCCTGATCGTGCGTCGGTGTGAGCCTAAGTCGCCACCAGTGGCTACGATCAGAGCCACGCACAGCACGATCAGCGCGACGCCACCAATGATCACGTCATCGAGCGGCGTCGGCGTACCGGTGAGCCAGCCGAAGATCGCATTGAACAACGCGTACACGTGATTGGTAAGCGAGTTGACGATTGCAGTGATCATGATTCGCTGACCTCCAATACGTCGAACGTGAAGCCTGCCTGTAAGAGCGTGAGCATGGCCTGCGGCGTCATGTCTTTTGGCTGCTCGTATTGCGCGTCGTCGGGCACGATGTACGGCACGACGCGCAGCAGAGCGTCACGGCCGCCAGCCAACACGATGTGATTGGTGACGCGAGCGCGGGCGCCGGTGTGGTCGAGATACTCGCCACCGATCGGAATGTCCATGATTGGACGCGGCTCGATCTTCACGACTTGATCCATTCACGTATCGCATCAAAGGCGTCACGGAAGAGCTGGCAGTCACCCATCGCCGTGTGTCGGGGGTAGACGTCAGGGTTGATACCGACTGCGCGGCAGAGCGCATCTGAACGACCGTGCGAGTCCTCTGCGGGGATGCGCTCGATCCAGCGGCGCCCCATGAGCCAGCCCTCGATCAGCGTCGGCACGTCCTTGCCGTGATAGTGCCACTGCGGCGAAAGGCCGATCTTGATCATGGCCTGCTCTAGCGTATGCATGTCGAAATTGGGGTTGCTGCCGTAGATCACTGCACGATTGCGCGTCAGATCGAAGATCTCGTCGGCAACGATGCTGATCGGACGCGCGTCGGTGCCCGGAAGGTCAAGCAGGGTGCGGTACAGCTTGCCGTCGCTCAGGCCGCGAAGGTAGCGCAGGCCGCCCATCTCGCGCAGCGTCGGCCCGTGGGGGTGACGCTCCCAGAATCCGCCGATGTCCAGCGCCTTCGGCTCGGCGTGCGTCAATTCGAGATCTTTCGCGTGCACGAACCAGTGCCACTCAAGATCTGTATCTGGTTCGGAGTCGCGTCGCTGATCACGGGTGATCGCGGCTACCTCCCACGATCGGCGCTGCGCGTGCAGCCCGGTCGTCTCGCAGTCGAGCCACACCTTGCGCGGCAGGGTTTCCATCATGCTCGGCGCCTCACTTCATCGTCGGCCAGGCAGGGGGAGCGTCGAAGCCGCTGTCGGCCGAGCCGATCTCGATCTTGTCAGCGACCGCGACCGGGCCCATCGCCTGCGTCTCGATGGCCTTCCAGCCGCGCTCGATCTGCTCGGGGGTCGGCCGCTGCGTCTTCGTCGTCTTCGTCATGTCAAGTACGTTACGCCTGCGTCAATGACATTGCAACCCCTAGGCCACTTGATTCGCCAATTACTTTTCCGTACCGTTGTCCCATGTCACGACAACGGAAAGGCACGCAGATGAACACTAGTACGTACAGCGGCGCGGCGCGTATCGGCCGACTGCCGGCTGGCGTTGAGGCCGAGATGACGGCGCAGATCGTCGCTATGGCACAGCCCGAGCTGGCCGGAGAGCTGCGCTACTGGGCCGAGCAGCTCGGCCAGCACGCCAGCACGTTTCACCGTGAGACGATCGCGGCTGGATTGGCAGCGCGACGCGAGGCGCTCGAAGCGAAGTTCGGCAAGATCAGCGCCAGCCCGACGCGGCGCGCGAAGCTGGCTGACTGGATCAAGCGCGTCGATCGGAAGGAAGCCAAACGGCAGCGCGACGAGCGCGCCCGGACGCGTCGGCAGGCTGCGGCCAGGGCTTCGGATACGGCGAACGCGGGCGCATAATGATCAGACCTCGGCGCCGTAGGGGGCGGCCGAGGTCTGGAAAGTGATCGCTTTGGAGGCGTCCGCGTGCATGATATCAAACTCAATACGTTGATGACGTACCTGGCGCGAGGATGGGCCCTCGTGCCGTTGCACGATGTCTTCTCCGGCATCTGCTCGTGCCGACTTGGCGCGCAGTGTCCGAATCCGGGGAAGCATCCCCGGTGGTCGGAATGGCAGCGCGACCCCCAACTCGTGCGCGATCACGTCCGGCTAACCGAGCTGCACACGGCGTCCCCGCAGTGGAACTGGGGCGTGGCGACGGGTGAGCCGAGCGGCATCTTCGTACTCGACTACGACGTGGCGCACGCCGAAGAGATCGGCCGATGGCTCGACGAGCGCGGCCTGCTGCCGGCCATGCTCGACGTGTCGATGATGTTCGACACGCTGACGCTCGGCCCGACCGGGGGCGGGGGATGGCACTACGTCTTCGCGCTGCCGCCCGACTTCGTACCGCGAGGCAGCCAGACGCGCAACCGCTACGGGCTGCCGCCCGGGCTGGACATTCGCGGTGCCGGAGGGCAGATCGTCGTCCATCCGTCGGTCAGCTCGAAGGGTCTGTATGGCGCCACCCTGCTCGATCGGCCGGTTGCGCAGGCGCCGGCATGGCTGCTCGACATGCTTCGTCCACAGCCTGTTGACAATGCTGTGCACAACGGCGCCGCGGCGTCGGGTGGTCTGGGCGTGCTGGCGCCGGCCAGCGCTGACCGGCTGCACGCGTACGCGATCGCGGCCGTCAGGGGCGCGCTGGAAGAGCTGCAGACGGCGCCGGAGGGAACGCGCAACGATACGGCCGCACGTACGGCCAGGCGCGTGCTGGAGCTCGTGCAGAGCGGCTGGGCAGGGCTCGATGCTGAGCAGGTGCAAGATCTCTGGCACATGGCCGGTGAGATCTCGGGGCTGCCGTTCGGTGAGCTCGACGGTGTCTGGCGCCGCGCCGTCGCGGCCATGGCCGGCAAGACGATCGACCCTCCGGCGCTGGCCGAGTGGGGAGGTGAGTACATCCCTTTCGCTCCGACGGGTCAGCCGACTGGGGACATGCCGCCTGATCCATTCATGAATCCGAATGCGTACGTGCCGGCGCCGGCTAACCCGTTTGAGTCGGCTGTGCTCGCTGAGATGCACAAGCTGGCCGTACGCGAAGAGGCGAAGCGCCGGTACGACGCGGCCAAGCTCGGCAACGCCGACGAGCAGTTGGCCATCCTGCGCGCCGGTCTCGTCGACAGCGCCGGTCTGGATGATCTGCCCGAGCTGGAGCCGTTGATCGAGGGCATGCTCTGGCGCAACACGTTCTGTCGGGTGATCGGCGAGAGCACGCACGGCAAGAGCTTCGTCATGCTGGACATGGCCGGCTGCGTCGGCAGCGGCATCGAGTGGGCAGGGCGGCCGGCGCGGCAGGGTCGAGTGGTGTATCTGGTGGCCGAAGGCGCGACCGGCATCCGAGCCAGGGTCAGAGCGTGGGAGCGCTATCATCAACGGAAGATGGACGGCGTTCAATTTCTCACCGTGCCGGTGCAGGCAACCTCGGCGCAGTGGTCGATCTTCATCCGGCTGGCGATCGAGCTGGCGCCGGCATTCATCATCGGCGATACGCAGGCGCGGTTGACGGTCGATGTCGACGAGAACAGTGCGCAGGAGATGGGCGTTGTCGTGGCGGCCATGGAAGAGTTGCGCCAGGCGACCGGCGCCTGTGTCGCGCTCGTGCACCACAAGGGCCCACGGGGCGACGGGCGCGGCTCGAAGAGCGTCCGGGGCGCGCTGCAGACCGAGCTGGACGTGAGCCGTAAAGATCAGATTGTCACCGTGACGACGACCAAGCAGAAGGACGCGGCCGAGGCCGAGCCGATCGTCTTCGAGCTGGCGCCGATCAACATCACCACTGACGCATGGGCTCCCGAGGTCACCGTGCCCGTGCCGGTCTGGCTCAAGGATGGCACGGCCGCGTCACGGCCGATCATCGAGCCGGCCGAGCGGCTGATGAGCGACGAGCAGTTGACCGGCGCAGCGGCGCGCTGTGCTCGCGTGCTGGCTCAGATCGCCAGCGGCTACGGCGTGACGCAAGGGCAGTTCTACACGGCCGTCTCAATGAAGACGAGCGAGACGTACGTATGCACGAAAGGCAATGCGTCGAAGGTCTGGGACAAGCTCGTGGCGAACAAGATCATAGCCAAGATCGCGCTTACGCAACGGTGGCGCTACATCCCCGTCGAAGATCGTGGCCAGGTGACGCAAGCGGTCAATGACACGCAGGGTAAAGACGGTTTCTACGCTCCGTAATTGGAAACTCGTGGAAACTGATCTTGAAATGAGCGTGAAACTCAAGATCTGTTTCCATCGACGTTTCCAAATGTAAGGTACCTCTGAGCTGCGGGTTTCCACGAGTTTCCACGAGTTTCAATTTCGGTTTCCACGAGTTTCCAGTTTCCGTGTTTCCGCGCTCCCGTAAGGGAGCGGAAACGGAAGGAAACCAAGATCATTGGAAACTGTCAGGGAAACTCGATCCAGGGGCGCTGAGATCAGAGATCTTGGGCCTACGTACTTGACGACTGCGTTAAGGACCCCTACAGTTGCGTCATGCCTACGATCTCAGAGCAAGCGCCGGATTTCGGTGACAGCGGATACCCCGGTCTCGGCCAGCAGATCGGGCCAGGGTGGCGCGCCGCATGGGCGCTGCTGCGTGACGGAGACGAGCATCGGGTGAGCGATCTTGCGGCCGTGATGACGAAGGCGGGCGCCATCCAAGATCGCACTGCGCGCAACCTGCTGCGCCAGGCGAGGCGGGAGGGCATCCTGACGCAGCGGTACGAACGCGTGCCGGGGCGTCGCTTCCCTGAGACGATCTATCGAGTCAGCATCGAGCACGGGGGGACGTTGTGACGAGCGCACTGGATGCCGGCGCGCTGCCGCTGCGCGATTACCAGGCCGACGACGTCTCGCGCGTTGAGGCGGCATGGGAGCGTGGCGTTCGGCGGCCGGCTGTCGTCGTCGCGACGGGTCTAGGCAAGAGCGTGGAGTCGGCGCACCTGGCTGTGCGATGGCTGCAGCGCGAGCGAGCGTCCGGGGGGAGCAGGAGAGCCCTCAAGATCGTGCATCGGCGCGAGATCGTTGAGCAGTTGGCCAACAAGGTGCGTGACGTGGCGCCGAGCTTGAGTGTCGGCATCGTGCAGGCTGGCCGCAACGAAACCGGCGCCGATGTGGTCTGCGCCAGCGTGCAGACCTTGGCCAGTGAGCGGCGTCGGCGCATGGTCAGGGGTATCGGGCTGATCATAGTGGACGAATGCCATCATGCTGCGGCAAACACGTATATCGACGTTATGCGGCATTACGGCTGCATGCCCGAGCGCGGCGCCGGCTACGAGGGCGAGGATGCCGTTGCTGCCGGCTACACGGCCACGCTGACGCGCTCAGACGAGCGAGCCCTAGGCGATGTGTGGCAGCAGGTCGTCACGGCCCGAGACATCGCTTTCGGGGTGCGGGAAGGCCATCTGGTTCGACCCATCGGCAAGCACGTGGCTGTCGAGAATCTTGATCTTGGCAAAGTCAAGACCTCCCGGGGTGACTATCAGGCGGCCGACCTCGGGCAGGCGATCGAGGGATCGCTTGCGCCGGAGGCGATCGCTGATGCGCTCTACGAGCACGCCATCTTGCCGGACGGACGCATGCGCCCGACGTTCCTGTTTGCGCCGCTCGTCTCGACAGCCGAGGTCATCGCCAAAGAGCTCTGCAACCGCGGTATCCGGGCGATCGCGATGCACGGTGGCACACCGGGCCCCGTTCGCGATCAAGGGCTAAAAGATCTTGCCAGTGGCGTTGTGCAGGTGATATGCAACCCGATGATCTTCACGGAGGGCACCGACGTGCCGGCCGTGAGTTGCATCGTCGTGGCGCGGCCGACGAAAAGCAAGGGGCTCTTCATCCAGATGATCGGTCGCGGTCTTCGGCCGCACCGACCGACCGGCAAGACGGATTGCCTCGTGCTCGATGTCGTCGGTGCGTCGCGTGGCAATTCGCTGTCGCTGCCGGTCGATCTGTTCGGTAACGAGACGCCTGGCGCTGACAAGCCGGAGCGGGATGACGAGCTCGACGATCTGGAAGACCTGCTTGACGAGCCGGTGGACCTTGCCGACCTGGCCGCCGATTCGAGCTGGCTGAACGGACCGCTGCGCACGACCGAGATCGACCTGTTTCAGGGCAGCGACAGCGCCTGGCTACGCACGGCCGCTGGTGTCTGGTTCGTGCCGGCTGGCGACCGGTACCTGGCCATCCTGCCGGGCGTCGTCGAGAGCCATTTTGACGTGGTGGCGATGCACAAGGATCGCGTCGGCCAAAGTCGCTGGATCGCCCGTGACGTAAGCGATCTCGGTATGGCGATGTCGCGCGCCGAAGGTGACGTGACGGGGCCCGAGCGCACGATCGCCGGACGGTCGCGCCGCTGGCGCCAGGCGCGCCCGAGCGACAAAATGATCAACTTCGCGCGCCGGCTGGGTATCATTCCTGGCAACGGCGTGACCGGTGGCGAGTTGTCGAGCCAGATCACGGTGTGGCTGGCAACGCGGCGCATCGATCCATACCTGCAACCGCACATGATTCGAGGGCTGTCGATATGAGGCTGATCTTGAAGTGGACGGCGCTTGCGGTGGCGTGCGTCGTCGTCGGCGTCGGGCTGGCCGTGCTGCGCGCCGGCATCGACACGAAGGCGCCGCACGTGCTGCAGCTCATGCGCCGCGGTGATGCCGTGCTCGTGCTCATGCCGATCGTCTGGATCATTACGACGCTGATGATCGGCCAGGCGATGCCGCGCCGGCCGAAGGCTGCTACGATCTCAGCCATGGTTCGCAAACAGCGTGTCGTCATCACGCCTGAGCTGCGCAACACGATCGTTGCGGCGTACATCGGTGATGGCATGCCCTCGATTCGCGATGTGGCGCGCCAGGTCACGTGCAGCTACGGCACCGTTCACCGCGTCGTGAGCGAAGCTGGCGTCATGCGTCCGCGCGGCCTGACGCGCATGGCTGTGCGCGCGCAGCAGGCCAGGGCGGCATCATGACGCATCCGATCGACACGAGGCCGATGCCTGTTTTCGTGATCAAGGCCAAGGACAATTTGGCGTTGCCAGTGATGCGCGACTACTGGCGCCGTTGCTTGGATTCAGGGCTGCGCGAGCAGGCGAACGAAGTGCAGAAAGCGATCGCCGAAGTTCTTGATTGGCGCCAGGCGCATCGTGATCAGTGCCAGGATCCCGATCACAAGCACGTACCTGCAAGGGCGGCATCATGACGAGCGACATGCGAGCCAGGCCGGCCGGCGCCGACGACGAGCGCTGCGGCGCGGCAATGCACGAGGATGCGCACGACGAGCAGAGCCGAGCGCACACCTGCGGCGCGAAGCCGCACGATGCCGATCAGGCGCACATCGCGTACGACGACGATGGCGCGCCCATTCTGCAATGGCACGAGCTGAGCGACGATGCCGACGCTTGAGCCGGATAACCAGCATTTCACGCGGACGCCCGAGACGCACGAGCGTCAGCGGCGCTCGGCAGCTCTGCGCGCGAAAGGCTGGGAATGGCACGACATCGCCAAAGAGCTTGGCTACAAGAGTCCGACCGGCGCTAGCGAAGCTGCGCGTGCGTTCTATGCGCGTCAGGATCGCCAGACGATCGAGGATATCCGCAACGAATTCAGTGCGAAGATGCGCGATCTTGAGCGCCAGACGCGAGAGGTCATGGCGCGCAAGCACTACGTCATCAGTGAGGGTCAGCTTGTGCGCGGCCCTGATGGGCAGTACCTGCTCGACGACGGCCCGATCTACGCGTGTATCGAGGGCATTCGCAAGCAGATGGAAACAGCACTCAAATTCCTACCGGGCGTCGCTGCCGTTACAAAGGTGCAAGTGATCACGGATGACGATATCCGAGACGCGCTCGAAGCAGAGCGCGCCGAGCTTGCTCAGCTTGAGTCCGAAGGGGATTCAGCTAGCACGTGAACTGGCCGAGCTGCGCGCACGCAAAGCGGCGTTGCTGGCAGCCAGGAAGGCCGCCCGTGACGCGCTCTACCGCGAGCAGCCCGAGCTTTGGGCATGGCAGCGCGCGAAGAGCTTCACGTGGTCCAAGCAGCGCGAGATCTTGCGCGCAGCGCGCGATCATCGGCGTACGGCCGTGCGTTCGTGCCATGGCATCGGCAAGTCGCACTCGGCCGCCCTGCTCGCCGCTTGGTGGATCGACGTGCACGCGCCGGGGGAAGCGTTCGTTGTCACGAGCGCGCCAACCTATGCGCAGGTGCGCGCGATCCTCTGGCGCTACATTCGTCAGCTTCACAAGCGCGCTGGGCTGCCCGGTCGCGTGAATCAGACGGAATGGCTGATCGATGAAGACTTGGTTGCGTTTGGTCGCAAACCGGCCGACCACGACGAGGCGGCATTTCAGGGTATCCACGCACGAAGGGTGCTGGTTCTGCTCGACGAGGCTTGTGGCATCCCTGCACAACTCTGGATTGCTGCCGACGCGCTCACTACCAATGACGGTTGTCGCATCGTTGCTATTGGGAACCCGGATAACCCGTCATCGTATTTCAAAGAAGTCAGCGAGGAAACGTCGAGCTGGCACAAGATCAGAATCTCGGCGTTCGATTCGCCGAATCTGACTGACGAGCCGATCCCCGACGAGTTGCGCGAATTGCTCATCAGCGCGCACTGGGTGGCCGAGAAAAAGCAGGAATGGGGCGAGGATTCTCCGGTCTACATTTCGAAGGTGCTTGGCGAGTTTCCTGGCGACAACCCCTTTGCCGTCGTCCGGTACGCCGATGTGGCGATGTGTCGATTCGAGATCGATACGCCGCGCACGCCCGAAGAGCTCTCGCCAGTCGAGCTAGGCATCGATGTCGGCGGTGGCGGTGACCTTACGGTGATTCGTGAGCGCCGCGGCATGGTTTCGGGGCGCCGTTGGTCATCGCGCTCCGACAAGCCGGAGACGCTGGCGCCGTTCGTGTTGCGCGTCATTAATGACACCGGCGCCAGCTCGGTCAAGGTTGACTCGATCGGCATCGGCTGGGGCCTCGTCGGAGAGCTGCGCAACATGGCGGCGCAGGGACTGCACAGCGCCAACGTGCACGCTGTCAACGTCGGCGAGGCGGCCAGCCAGCCACACCGATTCGCGAATCTGCGCGCTGAGCTCTGGTGGGAGGTCGGCCGGCGCGCATTCGAGCAGCGCCTTGTTGATGTGTCCACAATGGAGGAAGCCGACCGGACCATAGCCGAGCTGTGCATGCCGCTCTACGATCATGATCCGAAGGGACGCATTCGCGTCGAGCCGAAGGACGATATTCGCAAGCGAACGAACGGCCGTAGCCCGGATGATGCTGACGCCTGGCTGTTGTCGTACTACCAGCCGCGTGGCGGAGCCAGCATGATCAGTGACTACGCCGCAGCGATGCGGAAGATGGGAGCGTGACGATGGCGCGCTGGCGCGATCCCTGGCCGTTGCCGCCGAACCATCGGCCGACCGGGTATTGCATTCTGGAAGGTCACGGCGCGGATCCGCGTCTCATGATCGAGATCTTGCCGTTGCGCGACCCTGCGCGTCACGGCGTGCTGTTCGTTTGCCCAGTGCATGACGGTGATACGACCGACGGAACGAAGACATCGCCAATGTTCAATCGTCCGATGTGTACCCTTGATCCCAAATGCCGTATGCGTGATCGCCACGAAGGCAAGTGCGTGCACCTGGCGCGCGAAATGCGTCGGTAACGCTATCCTGATCTCCAAATAGGGAGGGTCGATCATGGCCAAGCGCTCGAAAGCGCTCTTGCCTGCGTCGCTAGCGGCGCAGAACACGGCCGGCGCCATTCGAGATCTCGCATCTGAGATCGCGGCGCTGCGTGCCCGTGGCGACCTCGGCGCTGACCCGATCTTCGATCCCCTGCCGCGTCCGGCCAACTGGGCGACGCTGCCGTTCGGCCCCGGGCTGCCGCTCGTGCCGGCTGCGCTCGATCCTGCGCGGCCTGACAGCGGCCGTCCTGAGCCGCGCACCTACGAGTATCCGGTCTCATGGAACCTGACTGGCTCGTCGAATCGACTGACAAGCTGGCGTTTACTGCGCGACGCGGCAGACAAGATCTCTCTATTCCGTCGATGCATCGAGATCCGCAAGGATCACATGATCGGTCTCGACTGGGATGTGGTCATCAGTCAGAACGCGATCGAGGGTGCGCAAAAGCAGGCTGGCCGCACGACAGGCCGCGCCGACATCGAAGATGAGATGCGCGACCGACTCTCGCCGGAGATCGACCGCGCCGTGATGTTCCTCGAAACGCCAGACCGCGGCAACGGCTACCAATTCGATCAATGGCTGAGCATGCTGCTCGAAGAGATCTTTGTTGTCGACGCGCTGGCCGTGTATCCGCGACGCACGTTCGGCGACGAGCTCTTCAGTCTCGAAGTGCTCGACGGTACGACGATCAAGCCGCTCGTGAATGATCGTGGCGGCCGTCCGTTGCCGCCGTACCCCGCGTATCAGCAGATCTTGTACGGTTTCCCCCGGGGAGAATTCACGGCCGATGTGCTCGACGACGGCGTGACCGTTCCCGACGCCTATGCCAGTGACCAACTGTTCTACAGCCGGCGCGTCGTGCGCGTCTGGACGCCGTACGGCTACAGCGCTGTCGAGCAGGCGCTTGACGACGGCGATGTCTGGATGCGCCGGCACGGCTGGATGCGCTCGGAGTACACCGAAGGCACGTCAGCCGCTGGCGTCTACACGATCGACAGCGACAGCTCGACAGCACAGTGGCAGCCGTCGCAGGTGCTGCAGTACGAGCGCGAGTACAACGCAGCTCTGCGTGGCAGCAACTTCGAGCGGCACGCCGTGCGCATCCTTCCGCCTGGCATGAAAAAGGTCGATGGTAGCGCTGGCAGCGATGCGCTGGCTGAGAAATACAAGCCTGACTATGACTTGCACCTGCTCAAGCTCGTAGCGATGCACTTCGATACAACGCTGCCCGAGCTTGGGTTCACGGAGTCGAAGGGTCTCGGCTCGGAGGGCTACCACGAGGGACAGGAGAACGTTCAGAATCGCAAGCGCCGGCCGATCATCCAGTACGTCGAAGCCGTCATCACGCGGCTGATGCGTACGCACTTCGGCATGCCGCGCGATCTCGAATTCAAATTCCTGGGTCTCGACGACGAGAACGATCCGAGCGCCGATGACGTGGAAGACAAGCGGCAAAAAGGCGGCGTGCTGACGCTGAATGAGCGTCGCGATCAACTCGGCCTACCTCGGTACGACTTCGAGGAAGCCAATCAGCCGATGATCGTCACGCAGCGCGGCATCGTCTTCATCGAAGGCGCGCTAGAAGCTGCCGCGGCCGGCGCCGTCATCAGCCCCGACGCTGGACCGCTGAACGCCGCGCCAGGCGGCGTTCCCGCAGAAGCGCCCGAGACCGGTCAGCCGGCGCCCGGTGCCGAGCAGGGCAGCGCGGCGAAGCCTGCGAAGCCGGCGCCGGCTGACGCCGCGAAGGCGGCCGAACTCAAGGCGTACAACAAATGGGCAGCCAAGGGAACGCAGGGCGTCGCGCGCCGGCCGTTCGTCTTCGAGCACTGGGCGCCGGACGATTTCCTCGGATTGCATCCCGACGTCAGCGCGCGATTCACGTTCAAGGGTGGCGATGCCGACCCAAAAGCGTGGGCGCCGAAGGCGGCGCAGCGCCGGCACTGGCCAGGGTGGGACAAAGACGAGGCGGTGGCGGAGATCTACGCGCCGCAGATCTCCCGGGCTTTGCGTGGCCAGCTACCCAACACGCGGACGATCGCTGAAGACTGGCTCCAGCACGGCGCTGCCGGCCGAGACGTCGCGCTCGGCTGGCTCTGGCAGTACGTGACGGAAACGACCGTCAGCGACGCGCTCAGGCCGATCCTTGAGCGCGTCTGGACGGAGGGCTACTTCATCGGTGACCGGTCGGCGCTGGCGATGCTGCGCGCACACGGCTTCGTGACGACGAAGGCGAGCCAGCCCGAAGCCGGCGCGCACGTTGACTGGGGAAGCTGGACGCCTGGTGACTGGCTGGCGGCCGAAGCACTGCTGGGGAAGGATGGCCTCGGCGAAGGTCTCCGCTCGATGCTCGATCGCGCTGGTATCACGATCAAGTCGATAGCTGAGCATCGGCTCGAAGAGCTAGCAGACGTGCTAGCACAAGCGGCTGACGAGGGCTGGTCATCGAGCCGGCTGGCGCGGCTGCTGCGCGAAGTGCTCGACGACCCACGGTGGGCCCGTATGGTCGCGGTGACCGAAGGCGCTCGGGCGTCGACAGCATCGACGCTGGCGCGCTACCTGGCCAACGGCGTTGAGGGTAAAGAGTGGATGTCGGCCGAAGATCAGCGCGTGTGTCCGGACTGCAACGATAACGAGCTGGAAGGCGCCATCCCGTTGTCGGCGTACTTCGAGAGCGGTGACGACGGTCCGCCTGCTCACCCCGATTGCCGCTGCGCGATTGCGCCGGCCGTCATGTCGCGCGAGGAAGCGTCGGCCGTCACGGGCGCCGATCTCGGTATCGACGAGCTGACGGACTAGGCTATGATCTCAGCATGGCCGGTGCTCAGATCAGGGTTGAGGTGACAGACGTGCTGCCGCTCGTCGAAATTCTGCACGAGATCAACAACGGCCAGGTAGCCATCATGCAGCGCTTGACTCGCATCGAGCGGGCGCTTGCCTACGAAGGGAAGATGATCATGTCAGAGCTCAGCGACGCCCTGGCCGAAGTCACGGCTGCGGTCGACGAGCACGATTCCGAGCTGGCGCGCCTGATCGAGGACTTCGGCGCCCGGGTGAACGGCAAGCTCGACGCGAACGAGAAGGAGCAGTTCACGCAGATCGTGCATCGGCTCGCCGCGTCCGACGCGCTGATCGAGCAGGCGGACCCGTCGGCGCCGGCCACCGTGCCGAGCAGCGACAGCGCGCCGGCTGAGGGCATCGGCAACACGACCGGGGGCGCCGTGCAGGACGGTGCGCAGGGCGTCGGCACCGTCGGCCAGGGCGGCGACCCCACGGCCGTCGACAGCGGCCAGCCGATCCTGTAGGTTCTGATCTCGCGCCGGTCGCGAGTCGGGAATGATCACAGTCGCCACACCAGGGCGGCTGTGATCTTTTTTTGCGTCTCCGTGCTGTACGATGCGGCTGATCTCTAATGTGCGCCGCGCTGCGGGAGGATGGGTATGGGGACAACTACCGCGTACGCGGCAGACATCGTCAAATGGGATCGCGACGAGAACGGCGACTTGATCGTCTACGGGAAGGCGACGGGCCCCGACCTCGATCTTGACGGTCAGATCTGCGACCCGAAGTGGCTCAAGACGGCCATGCCGACGTGGATGGAATTCGGCAACGTGCGTGAGATGCATCAGCCGATCGCGGCCGGCATCGGCATCGAGCTCGAAGAGCAGGGCACCGATTGGATGCTCAGGAGCAAGTGCATCGATCCGAACACGGCGCGCAAGATCGAGAACGGCGTGCTCAAGGGTTACTCGGTAGGGATCAAGAATCCTCAGGTCACCAAAGACGCCGCGGCACCGGGCGGGCGCATTGTCGGCGGCAACATCATTGAAGTGAGCTACGTCGATCGGCCGTGCAACCCAACGGCCAAGATGACGATCTGCAAGGGTGCGTCGGTTACCGAGATGCTTCCCCAGGAAGCGCCGGCCGACGCCGCTGAAGGTTCCGGAGCTACCGACGAAGACGGCGCTGCTGGCGTGGCGTCCGTTGCCGAGGCTCCGAAGAGTGGCGACAGCGCACCATCGCCCGGCGCTGACGCCACTGCGGCCGACCCCGGGGAAGGCGCGTCGGAGACCGACGCGGAGAGCGCGTCAAAGGCGCTGGCGCGTGGGGTCGG